AAATCTACCTTTTTGGTACTTCGCTTATTGAGCGGTTAAATACTGTGGACTATATCTTCATCCTATATCTAGGTTTTTCTGCCTCCTTTCATCGTAAGATGTCAAAATAAACTATGTGAATTGCTGGAATGCTCGAAAGAGAGAATCAGCAGCCAAGCCTCTCAGGAGGAAGGTTCAGAGACTATCCCAATAGGGAGTACGGTTTAGGCCGGAAGCGCATAGCTCCTAGAAATAGGATGAAGATATAGTCCACAGTATTTAACCGCTCAATAAGCGAAGTACCAAAAAGGTAGATTTAATTTATGAAATATATATTATATAAAGCTATAAGTCCAAGTAATCGTATTTATATTGGTGTAACAAATAATTTCAAAAGAAGACTTAAAGAGCATCTTTCTAGTAAGTATCCTTTTGGACATGCACTGCGTAAATATGGTAAAAAGAATTTTAAATTTGAGTTTGAGTATTTTTCTTCTGTTGAAGAAGCATTAGAACGTGAAGCAGAACTAATTACAATAAAAGAAGTTCAGTCTAAGAAATACTATAATACATGTCTTGGTGGAACTTTTAGTAATGTTATGTTAAATGATAATCCAATGCATAAAAAAGAAATACTTAAAAATCACCCTAATATTTGGACTACTGAAAATAATCCAATGAATAACCCTATATCAAAACAGAAAATGATTGATTCTCAAAAAAAGAAAACTATATCAATCGATGGAGTTATTTATTCAGGTGTTCGAGAAGCTGCTCGACAGTTAGGAACTTATAGACAATTTATTACTCATAGATTAAAATCTAATAATTTTCCAAATTGGTACTATGTATAAATACTGTGGGTAAATCGATGGCTTTACTTGCTGATGTTCTGAGATTTGTCCACAATAAACATTTCAATGGACTAATCCTCCGTAGAACTAATGATGAACTCAGAGATTTGATAAAGAAATCAGAAGAGCTTTATCCTGCTTTATTTGGTAAAGATGTTCAATTCCATGTTCAGAAATCTACATGGACTTTCCCTTCAGGCGCTAAACTCTGGATGACTTATTTTGATGATGATAGAGATTTCAAAAGGTTTATTGGTCAGGAATATACATATATAGCATTTGATGAGTTGACTCAGTGGCCTACACCAGAACCTTGGGTAAAACTTAAATCTCGTCTACGTGCGAAGAAAGGTTCAGGATTAGAGAACTCTCTGTTTATGAGAGCAACTACTAACCCCGGCGGTCCAGGGCATGGTTGGGTTAAACAAATGTTTATCGATCCAGCCCCATTTAATTATTCTTTTTGGGCTAGAAATTCAGAAGGTGAGATAATCCGTTTCCCTGATAATCATTCAGATGAAACTAAAGCAGGGAAACCAATCTTCAGACGTAGGTTTATTCCAAGTAAGTTATCTGATAATCCTTATCTGTATGAAGACGGTAATTATGAAGCTGGTCTTCTGTCTCTTCCCGAACAACAGCGTAGACAGTTGCTTGAAGGTGATTGGAACATTGCTGATGGTGCTGCCTTCTCTGAATTCAGAACAGATTTACATGTTTGTAGACCTAGAGTAATCCCTAGTGATTGGAGAAGATTTAGATCATGTGATTGGGGTTATTCTGATAGATCAGGTACTGCTGTTCATTGGTATGCAATTGATCCTACAGACGGTCAATTAGTAGTCTACAGAGAATTATATGTGACTAAAATGACTGCTACTGAAGTTGCCAAAAGAGTTCTTGAATTAGAAAAAGGTGAGAGAATATCTTATGGTGTTCTTGATTTTAGTACTTGGGCCAGAAGAGGCGCAACAGGTATGTCACCAGCAGAGGAAATGATCAAAGCTGGATGTAAATGGAGACCTGCTGATAATAAATTCCCTACAAGTAGAGTCCATGGACGTATGAGATTACATGAATTACTTAGAGTTGATCCAGTTACTAAACGTCCGGGTATTATTTTCTTTGATACTTGCAGACAAATATTAGCCGATCTTCCTGTTATTCCTACCGATCCCGATGGGACAGATGATATTGACCCTAAATTCACAAGCGATCATGCTTATGATAGTATTAGATATGGTATTTTATCTCGTCCTAAAGCTCCAAATGGTTGGGAACCTGCTCCTACAAGGAAATATCATCATAATTATCATAGTCAAACGGTCTTAGACCCTATATTTGGGTATTAAATAGGAAATCTTAATGGATATGGAAAATAAAACTCCGAACTCTTTCGGAAAACTTGGGTCATCTTTTGAAGGTTTCATGACCGCAGGTGCTACTATCGATCATGCTATTGATGATGTTGAAACCTTAAAGGATACAAAAGACCCTCAAGATGAAGTAAAACACTCTCCTCTGGTTTCTTATATCAAAGAACGTTATGAAAGGTCTAAAGATCGACGTAGAAATGATGAAATGAGGTGGTTAAGGGCTTATAGTAATTATAGAGGGCAATATGCACCTTTTACTGAGTTTGAAAAATCTCAAATCTTTATGAAAATTACTAAAACTAAAGTCTTAGCCGCTTATTCTCAAATCATTGATATATTATTTAGTAATAACAAGTTCCCTCTTGGTGTTGAACCTTCTCCTGTTCCTCTTGGAATTGCAGAGAGTGTTCATTTTGACCCTCAAGAGCCTCAATCTCAAGGCGGTAGTACTAATACTATAGTCCGTCCTGATATTTTAGAAGAACTTGGACCCTATAAAGAGAAACTTTCAGGTATTGAAGATAAACTCAAGGACGGTCCTGGTACTTCTCCTACTTCTGTTACATTTGAACCTGCTAAAGAAGCAGCCAAGAAGATGGAAAAGAAGTTCTTTGACCAACTTGCAGAAGCAGATGCTAATAAAACCCTTAGGTTGACTGTTTTTGAGATGGCTTTGCTTGGTTCAGGTGCTTATAAAGGTCCTGTAGCTAAAAAGAAAGAATATCCTAAATGGGATAAACAGGGCTCTTATTCTCCAATTGAGAAAACAATAGCAGATTTCCATCATGTATCTATTTGGAATCTTTATCCTGATCCTGAAGTGACTAAAATTGAAGATGCTGAATATTTAATTGAGCGTCATAAAATGAATAAAACTCAATTAAGGGCATTAAAGAACCGCCCACATTTCAGAGCAGATGTTATTGAAGATGTTATCAAGGATGGCCCTAATTATGAGCCTGAATATTGGGAAAGTACTCTTGAAGATTATAAATCAAGAGATCAGTCTGAATCTTATGAAGTTCTAGAATTTTGGGGTATTGCTGATAAAGATTTTGAAGAACTTACAGATATTAAAATTCCTAGTATTTATAAGGATAAAGATCAGGTTCAGGTTAATGTCTTCATCTGTAACAACAGGATTATCCGGTTAGCTTATAATCCCTTTACTCCTGCTAGAATACCTTATTTCCTCTGTCCTTATGAACTAAATCCTTATTCCATATTTGGAGTAGGTGTTGCAGAGAATATGGAAGATACACAAACTCTTATGAATGGTTTCATGAGATTAGCTGTTGATAATGGTATTCTTTCTTCTAATATCTCTTTTGAGGTTAATAAAACTTATCTTGAAGATGGTCAGGATATGACTATGCGACCAGGTAAAGTTTATTATACAGAAGGAAATGCTGGTCAGGCTATCCATTCTCTTAAATGGGATAATGTGACTACTGAATGTCTTATGCTATTTGATAAAGCAAGGCAGCTTGCAGATGAAGCTACAGGTATTCCTAGTTATTCACATGGTCAGAGTAATATTCAGAGTATTGGCAGAACTGCTTCAGGTATGTCTATGCTTATGGGAGCAAGTGCTCAGAACATCAAAACAGTTGTCAAAAACATTGATGATTACTTATTAATGCCTCTTGGTCGTTCTCTATTTGCTTTTAATATGCAATTCTTCTTTGATGAAGAAATTGTAGGTGATCTTGATATTGTTCCTCGTGCAACTGAAAGTCTCATGAGAAATGAAATCAGAGCACAAAGACTTCAACAGGCTCTTCAAACTACTGCTAATCCAATGGATGCTCCTTTTGTTCGTAGAGATTATATCTTGAGAGAACTTTTCCAGAGTAATGATATTGATCCTGATAAAGCAGTTAATGATCCTAGAGAAGCTGTTCTTCAGGCAGAAGCTATGAAGAAATTGAATGAGGCCATGGGTATTGATCCTAATAAGATGGCTCAAGGCAGTCCTTCTCCTGCTGGTCCACAAGGGCCTAATATACCTATAGCTACTCCTAATCCGGGATCACAAGGATTTAGTTCAAACGGTGGAACTGGTGGTACTCCACCTAATAATCAACCTCCGGGGAGTAGAATGCAGTGAAGAAACCTGTAGCTAGTATTATCTTAGGTTCTGGTAATTTCAAAGGTGCAGCAATTGCTTATTCTGAAGAAAGAATAGAAGAACTTAGATTACTTCTTGAAAAAGAATCTGATATCTATGTTATTAAGGAACTTCAAGGTAGAATTGCTGAACTTCGTCGTTTAACTGGTGCTGCTGATGTAGCCATGAATATATGGAAACAAGAGGAAAGAAAACATGGCACAACAGCCTAAGAGAGCAATACAAAGAATAGTTACAGATGATTCTGGTAATATCAGGTTAATTTATATTGATCTTGAGACTCTACAACCCATAGATGATCTTAGTAATTATAAAGTTATCAATGCTAATCAACAGAATATCGAACAGGTTCAAAATATTAGTGACCCTGATCCAGAACCTTTAAATCCAACATCTCTTGCAGATAGAGGACTAGATGCTCAGACTCAGAGTTTATCTAATGTAAGTAATTCTGATAGTATTAGTCCCGTTAGTTCTGAAAGCTCTCGGGCTACAGTTGCAAGAGGAGGCTCTACGAATCTTTCTCCTGTTAACTCTCAGTCTCAAACTGTATCCCCAACTAGAACTACTTCAGAAGTCGCTAGATCAAGTTCAGGCAGAGAGGCTACTAATAGTGCTCAAGCAGGACGTAATACCAATACAGTTAATTCTACAAACAATAACCAAGCTGCGGGATTTGTTAATGACTTTGCTAAAGCAGAGCATAGAAAGGGTACTCCTGATCAAGGATTTATTAATTCAGTAACAGATATCGCAGGTAGGACTCTCGGTCCAGGTACTACTGTTACTGGCTATTCAGGTCAAGGACAATATGGTTCCGCTAGACACAGAGATGAGCGTGGAATTGCGATGGATGCTACTATTAGTAATTCAAATCATACAATTGGCAAACAAGCAATGGAAGATGTAGCAATGGCTTATGCTGCTGCTCACCCTAATGCTGGTATTGGTTATGATAAAAATTATATGGGTGTCCAAAATATCCACCTTGATCAATTTGCTCAACCCGGTGATATTGGAAAATCTTGGGGGGCTAAAGACCCCAGAACAAATTCTTTTTCTAGAAGCATGATGGATCAAAATTTCGCAAAGAATTTGGACTTTGCAAGAGCAACTGGTATAGGCCCTACACCTACTTTTGGTGCTCCTACTCCATTTGGACCTGATGACCCTCAATCTCCTGCTACAGCGACTGGTGATGAAATTGATACTAATACGATAGCCGGTCTTTCTGCTAGTAGCATAGCTTCAATGAATGCTCGTAATAGTGGTATTGACCCTACTGTTACAAGTACTAAAGGTGTGACTACTGTAGACGATGGCTATACATCTACTACTCGCACAGGTATAGGTGGTTGGAGGAATAATAATCCGGGGAATCTTAGGAATACTGAATATTCTCAGAATAAAGGTTCTATAGGGCAAGATTATCGTGGATTTGCTGTCTTTGGTACTCTTGATCAAGGTGTTAAGGCAATGAGTGATCTTTTGTTCTCTTCACCGAAATATCAAGGGTTGACTATTGATCAAGCTCTCAATCGTTATGCACCCCCTGAAGATGATAATAACACAAAAAGTTATATCAATGCAATTACTCAAGCTTTAGGTGTATCTGCTGATACTAAACTTTCTGATCTTTCTCCTAATCAAAGAGATACTATGCTTAGTACTATGATGGGATTTGAAAGTGGTCCTAATAACGTAAGAGAGACTTCTAGTATGCATACTTATTCAGGTGCACCTAATACAGGTAATATGGACGCTCCTTCAGAAAGCAGAAGAGGTGGTAATTTCTCATCTGATCCTGGTGGCGGAGGTATTACTTCTAAAGGTGGTTCTTTTGGACAGTCTTATAGTTCTGGTTTCGGACCTGATCTTGGTAGGTTTGGAAGTGGTGCAGATATAACTTCTGCTGTTTCTACTGCTAATGGTGAAAGTCAAGGTGGTAGGGGCAGAGGTGGGTTTGCTGCAAGCTCTAACACTGGAGCATCTGATAAAGGTACTTCATCTTATGGTGGAGCTAAATCTTCTGGTGATGCACAATCTTCTGGTAAATCTGGTTCCGGTTCTAGTGGTTCTAAAGGTGGTTCTTCTGGAGCAACTGGTAGAACTGGTAAAGATGGTACTGAAAGTGGTACAGGAACTGGCGGTCAACAGGGCAGAGGTGGAAGGAATACAGACTAATGGTAGCATTTCCTAGAATGAACCCTGAAACTAATCAAATAGAAATGATTGATTCTGTTACAGGCCAACCTATACCAGGGCAGAATATTATCCCTGCTTGGCAACAAATTAATTTAGAAGACTATGGTCTTGGATTAAACCAACAACCACAAGATTCCCCTATTACTCCTAAAACCCCTACAGAAGCTGTTAAAGATAGTAGAGAACAAGAACAACAGCAAGAATGGAGAAGACTAGAAGGCCAAGGTACTGGTTTTACTGGAGGTAATTACCACAGAGACCCCTCTAATAACTTTGGTTATTTTGATAAACCTACAGGTATGGGAATGTTATCTAATCTACCCGGTGCTTTAGGTTTAGCAGGTAAAGGCATCAATGCTACGATAAATGCAAATAACGTAGGCGCTGTTGATGCTGCTAGGGGTATGATGGGTATTGAAGGATTATCTAATAAAGACGTTCTTAGTGGTATTGCCAAAGACAGACAAGGTTTTGTAGCTAATGTTGATATCACTAATCAAGCAGGAAAAACTAATCCTTATTCTGTTTCTTTAGAGGCTATGACCCCTAGTGGTAAAACTGCATTAACTCCTGATGAAGCTAGAAAAAGATCCTTTGCCAATCCTGAAAATATTGAACTCTCTAAGAATCAAAATGAATCTAAAAAGGGATTATTTAGTGGTATTAGATCAATGGCTAGTAGCATTTTCTCTAGTTTATTTGATGATGATGTAGAAACTACTAAAGTTGGTAACATGACTGTAGCTTCACCTAAATCAGGCGGTAAATACGATCAGTTTCCTGATGCTCCTTCTGCTTCAACTTCCAACAGAGGGTTTAGTAACGTTAAAGAGTCTGCTCATACTGAAGAAAGAGAACGTGATACTTCTCTAAATGGTGGTAGAGGTGGGCTTTCTGATTCTGCTAGAGATGCAGTAGATAGAGGTACAGGAGGTTTATACTAAATGAAATTAAAAGGTCGCAGACAGTCTAAGAATGTTCAAAAGCAAGATCCTTTTGAAAGACAACAAACAATAAATGCAAATAAATTTATTCGTAATTGGGAATATCAAACAAATGAAAGACTTAAGGACAAAACACCTATTGCCAAATCTAAATTAAGTCTTCAAGAAGAAGTAAATACACCAAATCCCGGTAGATCACAACATTACGGTGATTTTAAAATTAATAATCGTACACTCAGAGAAAGTAATAAACCGGGAACTTTATCAAAAGATAATAAAATAAAAGACGCTAAGTTCTTTTTAAAGTAATTAATAATTAATGGCTACCCTCAAGTAGGAGGCCCCATGAAAAGGAAAAATAATGACTGATTATTCACTCGTAAGCACTGTTAAAAATCGTGATGCACAGCTTGATGCTGAACTTGCTGAACTTGAAAAGAAGCCGGATACCAATCCAGATGAAGGAGTAATTGAAAAATCGTCTGGTGATAATACGAATTGGAGTAAAAGGTATTCTGATCTTCGTAGTTATGCAGATAAACAGATTAATGACTTAAAGAAACAGCTAGCTGAAAAAGATAAAGCAATTGCTGAAAATAAGAAAACTGAACTTCCTGCAACTGAAGAAGAGTTCGAAGCATGGCTTCAGAAATTCCCTGATGTAGCTAGAATGATTGAGACGCTTATTGTGAAGAAGTCACCCGGTGTTCCTCAAGAGATTGTTCGAGAAATTGAAACTCTTAAGGAAGATCGTTATGCCCTTGCAAGAGAACGTGCTCTTGATGACCTTCTTAAAATTCATAGTGATTTCTTTGATATTAGAGAAACAGAAGATTTTAAGAACTGGTTTGAAGAGAAAAGACTATCCCGTTCCAAGATTGATCAACAGATTTACTCTGCTGTTTATGAACAAGATACAGATGGTCTTGAAGCTGCAAGAGCAATTACTGAATATAAAAATGCTAAAGGTCTGA